CGGTGGTAACGTCACTACCGATTCTCTCGTCGGTAATGTGTTGTCTACGAATCTTTATGTGGATCACAATATTACGACCGCCGGCCTCATCGATGATTCGATGTTCTTGGTCGCTCCAGATTCCGTAATGTATTGGGAATCTCCGGTTACACAATTGCGTCTTAATGTTCTGGCAACCGGTCAAATTGACGTCGAGTTGTACGGATACGCCGCGGTTCAGGTTCTTAAAACCGCCGGTGTCCGCCGCTTCAACGTCTAAAAGATCACATATAGTTCCCGGGGATATGAGCCTATCCTCGGGAGCATTACCGGGAAGGAATAGATAATGACCGCCTCTTATGTGACCAACGCCGAATTACGCGCGGCGCTAGGTATCGGCGTTCTCTATTCTGACACCGTGGTCGAGGAAATATGCCAATCGGCAGAAAATATCGTCAAAGGGAAATTATGGTTCAATCGATCGTTTAATTCTCGATATTCCATTCTTTCCAACGTCGCGACGTTGACGTTCGATATTCCTCATGTTCTTTATCTTGGGCAATCGGTAACGATCGCTGGTAATGGTGCGAAAATAAATGGGGCTAAAACTATTACCGGCGTTACCGATTACACCATTACGGTAACTACGTCGGGGGCTACCGATGTTCCCGCCCACGCGGTTATTCCTATCGGTAGCGTTACAGGTTCTAGCGATATTGATTACTCCGTCGTACCCGAAATTCGAGAAGCTTCTCTTATGGTGGCGGTGGATATTTGGCAAGCCCATAATTCCGATTCCGCCGGAGGTACTTCCCCGGACTTCACTCCGTCACCGTACAAGATGGGTAATACACTCATTGCGCGGGTACGTGGATTAATCTCGGATTATCTTTCGCCCGGCTCGATGGTGGGATAATGGCTAATCCAAAAATTACCGATTTACGCGCTACGCTCGCGGCCGATCTCGCTAACACTTCCGTATGGCAAGTATTCGCCTACGTTCCCTCGACCGTGATCGCTAATAGTGTCATCATTCAACCCGACGATCCATATATCACGCCGACAAATAATATGGCGTATTCCATTAGCCCAATGGCAAGATTTAAGATCGTCGCGGTCGTGGCGTACCGGGATAATCAAGGCAATTTATTAGAATTAGAGCAATATGCGAGCGCGATATTTTCCCGATTATGTTCGAGCGGAATCTCGATGACTATCGGGGCGGTAACTTCTCCAACTGTAAACGGAGATAATAATTTACTTATGTGTGAAATTCCGATCTCGATACTAACCTCTTGGGGGTAACTAATGGCAAGATATAAAGTGAATGATGGCGTTATCCTTAACGGTAAAGAGGGAGGATCTATTATTACCGAGGCAGATTTATTGCCGGATACTAATATCCAAGCGCTCTTAGAATGTGGCGCGATGATGGTTCAAGATTCACCAAAGACAAGCAAAGAGGAGGATAACTAATGGCTTCGTTCGTCAATACAGCGACGTATCTCATGATTAACTCGGTAGATATGTCCGATCACGTAATGGGGGCAACCCTTACCCAACAATTTGATGAAGTGGAAGTTACCACAATGACCGACCTCTCTCATCGATTCGTGAAAGGTTTAGAGGCGGCGACGCTTCAAATTGATTTCCTTAATGATCTAGTAGCGGCTAAAACACTCCAAACTCTCCAAGCCGCTTATGGTTCCTCCGTACCATTCGTACTTATGAATAATGGCTCGACAGCTTCCGTATCCAATCCGAAATACACCGGGAATATTCTCATTAATAAATTGACCCCGGTAGCGGGGAAAATCGGCGACATAGCCGTTCAATCCGTACAATTCACCGTCAATAGCGTAGTTACCTACGCCACCGCCTAAGGGGAAATATTATGGCCGTATTTATTCAACAAGGTGTCTCACTTACTATTGCCGCGGTCGATTATTCTGACCATATTTCCAGTTGTACCCTTAACCAACAATTCGATGAAGTGGAAAATACCGCCGCGGTAACGGCTGGTACTGCTTCCGGGCATTCATTCCAAAAGGGATTAGAATCTGCCACGCTTCAAGTAGATTTCCTTAATGACCAATCTGCCTCCATTTTGGCCATGCTTCAAGCCAATTATGGAACCGCGGTATCCGTAGTACTCAAAAACACCGCCGCCGCGGTATCGGCTACCAACCCCAAATATACGTTCTCGGTACTCATTAATAAATTGACCCCGGTATCCGGAAAAGTTGGGGATCTCAGTATTCAAAGCCTCTCGCTCACCGTAGTAGGTGCGGTTACTTTCGCAATCGTCTAAACAATTCAAAGGGGAAATGCTATGGCTCATCTGGTTATTACACTCAAAGATTCCGACCCTCGGATCGTGGAAATTACTCCCGAAATCGAGTACGCGTTCGAGGCGGAATTTAATACCGGCATATATAAAAAATTCCGGGAAAGCGAAAAGCAATCCGATCTATTTTGGCTCGCTTGGAGGGCTCTCCAGACTATTGAGGGTATTATCGTCAAGCCGTTCGGGATCGAATTCATAAAAACGTTGAAAAAGGTTGAATATGACGCAAGCGATGAATTCTCAAAAAAAGTCTAGGGCGGGGAACCCTTCATTATCTAGTGGCACAAATAGCACTAGAGACAGGAATTTCACCGCGCGAAATAGCACGATTAGATCGCATGGAATTAGAGACATTAATATTAGCGATGAGCGATAGAGCGGCGGCGATAACTAATGCCAGTAAAAATCGAAGGGTTACGCGAAACTAGACGCGCCCTCCGACAATTCGCGCCGGATCTCTATAAGCAGATGAATAATGAAATCCGAAAGGCTCTCCGGGAAATTACTTACGACGTCAAGAGGGATATTCCAAATGAGATTACTGGATTATCAAATTTTGGTGTTGGAAAAGGTCGTAAGATAACCGCGCACAATTCGGAATTTTCTCACCGTGGTTTTCCATTATTCCGCGGGGCAGAAGTGCGCTCGGGAATTGGTTACACGATGGGAGTACAAAAATCCAACTCCCGAGGATATTCGGCGATCTATTCCATCGTGAATAAATCACGTGTAGGCGCGATCATCGACGTAGCCGGGCGTAAATCCGGGGCGAAGGGTAATGATCCAACTCGTTCGCGTAACCCTCACGCAAGCGCGGATTTCATCGAGAAATTAAACGCGGGGATCGGGGAAATCGAGCGATCTAATTATCGGGGAAATCGAAAGAATGACGGCCGTTTAATTTTCGCCGGTGTGAAAAGGAATGAGGGCAAGGCTAAAGCTGCCATATTTCGAGCATTAGAAAAAGCGATCGCCGAATTTAACGCGAGAGGAATTAAATTATGACCGCGTTACGCGCCGACATTATCACGGTCGCCCACGACAAAGGGATCAAAGATACAGAAAAAGGATTCGCAAAACTCGGCGAAGCGGCCAAAAAACTCGGCTCGGTAATAGGCGTGTCTCTCGGTGTGGAGGCTCTAATTTCCTATGGGAAATCTGCCGTAACCGCGTTCGCGCAAGAGGATAAAGCGGCGAAAATATTAGGACAAACGATGAAAAACCTCGGTATCGGATTCCTTACCGGGGCTATGAATGATTATGTAGTCAAATTATCCGAGGCTACTGGCGTGACACAAGATGAATTACGCCCGGCATTCGATACTTTAATCCGTTCAACCGGGAACGCCGCTAAAGCGCAAGAATTACTTAATCTAGCTCTCGATGTAAGCGCGGGTACTAGTAAACCTCTTAGTGTGGTAACGCAAAGTCTGGCTAAAGCGTATTTGGGAAATACCGCCTCCCTCGGTAAATTAGCCACCGGACTTACGAAAGCAGAATTAGCAAGTGGAAATTTCGTCGAGATTCAAACCAAACTCAACGATCTATTTCATGGTCAAGCGGCAACCGCCGCCGATACTGTTGCTGGATCGATGTCGCGCTTGGCAATTACCGCACACGAAGCACAAGTGACAATCGGCGAGGGGCTAGTTCAAGCATTCGGATTATTATCTAAAAGCAGCGGTATCACTAATGTTCAAGCGGAAATAAGTTTAATGGCTTCCGACGTATCCGATATGATCGTGGGGCTTGGATCCATCGGTAGTTTATTAACTTCCACATTAAAATCTGGTTCGGATTCTAAACAAAGCCTATTATCCCAATTAATAGGAATGGTTCCGGTCGCGGGAAGTTATATGGGTTTAGTCCAGGCGCATGGTGCGGATATAAAGAAAAAAGCCTCTCTCGCCGCCGCTCTCGCCGCCTCCTCGATGAATATCGGCGGTGGCCCATCGGAGATTCAAGCAGGATATATCGCCTCCGGTTCCAATACCGCCGCCGCCGCGGCGCTCGCCGCTAAAACACTCCGGGAATCAGTAGCCGCCCAAAAGGCTACGGCGCTGGCGGCTAAACAAACAGCCGCCCAAAAGGCGATCGAATTGCGATTATCCAAAGATTCGGCCATGCTCTCGAAATCTACCGCTAACGATAATATTAAAAGGATCGAAATCGCCGCCGCTCTACGTGGCAAGGTCAATGATTTAGACAAAACTACATTACAGATTCAAGCGACCGAATTAGATTTACAACAAGCGATTTCCGATAAAAACGTCGCTCTCGCTGATCAATTAGCCGCGCGGTTAGCTGATCTCACCGGGCGACAGATAACCCTAGCCAAAGATATTTCCAACCTTCCAGACGCTAACGATCCATTCGTGAAGTTATCCGAATCTATGGATAATCTCGCCTCAAAGTTATTAGGGATTTATGGAACCCTCAAAGATATGGGCTCTACCGATTATGCCAAAGGAATCTCGTCAAAACTCACTATTGCCGAGAGTAATTTCTTAGCCGATCACGGCGGCATTCCTCAAACTCCACCGGATCAACAAACCCTCGATAATTCCGTCATTAACACCTCATCGAGTGGTGCGGGTGCGGCCAGTGGTGCGGGCGATCAAACTATCACGGTGAATCTTAATGTCGATGGTCAAACTCTCGCCGATATTGTTACTCAATATCAACAAAACAACTCCGCCTCGGGCATGACTACCGGGTGGGATCGTCGATCTAGTCCTACTGGTTCGGGATCGATCGCCTAATGGCCTCTCCATATCTACCATCGATTAATGTCGTATTCGACTTTAATTCGGGCGCTTCATTCGGATTATCGATGGTATTAGATTCTCCGACGGTCGGACTTCTCGATACTAATACGCTGGCGAATTCCTCTACTCTGGCTCCGGTAGTAGATATTTCCTCAGATGTTCAAAAGATTTCCATTAAGCGCGGGCGCAATTTACTTCAAGACCAATTTGAAGCTGGAACCGCAAGTATCCGAGTCATAGATTCGACCGGGGCATGGAATCCACAAAATGCCTCCTCACCGTATTATCCGAATCTTGTACCTTTACGGAAAGTAAGAATATCAGCTACTTATCTCGGTGTGACATATTGGTTATTCTCTGGTTACACCACCGACTATAAATATTCATGGCCAGACGCTCAGAATACCGGATATGTAGATATAACCCTCGTCGATGGATTTCGAATTTTCAATATGGCAAACGTCGCTACTATTCCCGGGGCGATCAATGGCGATCTTACCGGCCAACGGATAAACGATATTCTCGATCTTATTTCATTCCCTACCTCGATGAGATCAATCGCGAGTGGCATGACAAACCTTCAAGCCGACCCGGGTACAAACCGTACGGCTCTCCAAGCGCTAAAAAACGTGGAATTTTGTGAATTCGGGGCGTTCTACATGGATTCACAAGGTCGCGCGGTATTTATGGATCGTTCAACTCTTATTAAAAAGAATCAAGTGACACCGATATTATTCGATCCAGTATCGAGTGTTCCTTATTCCGATCTCACGATGGCATTCGACGACAAACTTATACTTAACCAAGTCAATATCTCACGTATCGGAGGGGCTACCCAAACGGCCACCGACGCGACCTCGATAACTACTTATTTCGTTCACTCGTACACACAAACAAATTTAGTCCTCCAAAATGATACCGACGCGATGAATATCGCTAGTAGTTACGTCGCCGCGCGTAAAAACTCTACGATCCGTATCGATTCTATGACGTTGGACTTATGCGATCCGGCGAGCCAAGCGGCGATTACCTTTAACGCGCTCGATCTCGATTATTTCGATATGGTAACTATCAATAACACAACCCCGGGCGGATCTACCGTCTCAAAGACTTTACAAATTCACGGAATAGACCATGAGATTATTGCCAATAAATCATGGCTTGCGACATTCGAAACTGATACTCCGATGATCGATGGATTTATACTAGATTCGGCAACTAAGGGAAAACTCGATACGAGTTTACTCGGATACTAAGGAGGATAACTAATGGCCGTTGGATTTCCAGCGAAAACTACGTGGGCGTCGGGTGATGTATTTACCTCGTCAGGCGTCGATGATTTAGCGGGTACTCTTAATCTGCTCTCGAAGTTGTATACCGGGTTATATCCCACGCTCTCGCTAGAGGAGACGGTCAATATCGTGGCCGCCGCGATGACCGGCGCGATGAATATCGACGTTAAAACCTCTACGATATGGCTCTATACGACCAACGCGAGCGCTAACTTTACTCTCAACTTTCGAGGAGACGGCTCTACTACGTTGGCTAGCCTTCTAGCCGTGGGGCAATCCATTACGGTAATGGTTCTCAATACCAATGGAGCGACGCCATATTATCCGACGGCATTCAGCATCGACGGCTCCGCGGTCACTCCCAAATGGTCGGGTGGTACTGCTCCGGCGGCGGGTAATGCGAGTGCTATCGACGCCTATTCCTTCACGATTATTAAGACAGCCGTTACCCCTACTTATACCGTTCTAGGCGGGGCGGTGAAGTTCGCGTGAGCCCTTTACTAGCAGGATTCGCATTCGGCGGCGGAGTTGGCAAAGCCGCCTACTCTGCCACTACCGGATCTCCGTCGATCGACACAGCTACCCGCCCGGGAAAGTCAATTATTAAGTTCACAGCTTCCGGGTCGATCACTATTTCAGCGGCGGGTTATGTTGAATTATTATTAGTCGGCGCTGGCGGCGCTGGTGCGTCATCTCCGGGCGGCGGTAATTATGTCGGCGGCGGCGGCGGTGGTGGTGTATTCACGAATACTTCCGTGTATCTGCCAGCGGGTACTTATACCGTCACGGTAGGCGCTGGCGGCGTCAATATAGCGGTTAGCGTAGCTCAACCACGCGGAGGGGCTACAAGTCTTGGCTCTTTCGCGGCGCTTGGTGGCGGCGGCGGGTTACAAAGCACGGCCGTCGCTCTCGGTATTGGTGGCTCCGGCGGCGGCGGTGCTAATAGCGGCGCTGGCGGCGCGAGTGAGGGATTACAAGGCAATAATGGCGGTACGGCGTCGGGCTTAACTGGCGCTGGCGGTGGCGGTGGCGCTGGTGCGGTGGGTGTTAATGGTGCGGCTACGGCTGGTGGCGCTGGCGGCGCTGGCGTCGCTAACTCCATAACTGGCGCGAGTGTGACCTATGGCGGCGGCGGCGGTGGATCTGGTTCAGTAACCGCGGGTGCTGGCGGTACTGGCGGCGGCGGCGCGGCGAGTGTTGCGGGTGCGGCCACGGCAGGTACGGCTAATACCGGCGGCGGCGGCGGTGGTGGTAATAGTGGAACAACTGCCGGGGCTAATGGCGGATCTGGCGTAGCTATTATTGTGATCGGTTAATCTATGAGCCTCCCGGGATTAGTTATCCAAGCCGCTCAATCTCAATTAGAGGTAATCGAAAAGGGTGGCTCCGACGGCTTATCGGGCAATATCGTTCCCTATTGGGAATGGTGGCATGAAAAGACCGGGGAGTATTTACAAGGACAGCCGTGGTGCGCCGTATTCGTATCGTGGTGTTTCAATCAAAACCCGCGCCTAGCCGGGATTCTCCGGGTAAAGAACGCCTACGGATTTACTTACTGCCCGGACTTAGAAAATTGGGCGATGAAGCATAATTTATTTGTCGATCCTCACCATGCGAATCCGGGCGATCTTGTCTTATTTGATTTCACAGGGGAAGGGGAATCCGAGCATGTCGAGATCATGGAAAAGAATCTCCATGACCAGTTACAGACAATCGGCGGCAATACCTCTAGTCAGGAAAATAAGAGAGGATCGCAAGCAAACGGTGGGGGAGTTCACCGCCGCAAAAGACCAATAGACCATACGATTAGGCGTGTAATTCGACCTCCCTACCCTATTGAGAAGGTGATACCGTGAAAATCCCACAGGCGTTCCGATTAAACTCCAAGCAAGTAGCCGGGCTAAAATCGTATCTTAGAGCGCTGGTTAGTCTGGCGGTCGGTTATGCGATCCACAAACTCGGCGCGGATCCTGCCACCTCCGTATTCCTTTCGGCGGCCACAGCTCCGATCCTTAAATATCTCGATCCTACGGAAAAGTCATTAGGAATAGGCTCCAATGCCATTACTTCTCCGAGCTCCTAGAACAATGGCTTGGAAAGATAACAGCGAAATTGGAGCAGAAGTCGCCGGTTTGGGTGGGTTCTTGTGGCTCATATTCCGCGTTCTCGTTGGATCGGTGATCGCCGATACCGTCAGTAAAATCTCGGTGCTTCAAGCTGATGTTCAATCTCTGAAAGAATCTATCGCCGAAAAGGATCACAAATTAGATATGGTTCTATCGGAGTTAATAAGGACACGCGGATAAATACGGATACTTGTCGATTCGACAAGATTATGTATATGATCCTCATATGGGTGAAAGGCTCACACCATAGATAAGGCTCAAAAAATGGCTACAAAATTACAAGAGGCAATCGTTCTAGGTTTATTGGAACAATGGCGGCTGGCAAATAAAACACAAGAAGCGACGGATAAAGTGCTCGTCGCTCAACGAATTTCCGCTAAGCAATCGCGACATGATTACGAGCAAACCTGTATTAGATTCGACGTAGATTTCGTAAAATTTGCGGTAGAGAATCCATCATGAATTCGATCATACACGGCCACCGAGACGGCGAGACATTCGATCCCGCCCATGATCTCAAAAGACTTAACAAACAAGCCACCCACATATTCCA